ACTTCACGAAGTGTGATGTTGCACAGTATGATAAGATTATAGCAAATCCACCATTTAGTAAAAACCAGGACATTCGGCATGTAAGGCGTATGTATGAGTATTTAAATCCCGGCGGTGTCCTGGCTGCAATAACTGGTCCTCACTGGGAGTTTTCCAGTGAGTCTGAATGTAAAAATTTCAGACAATGGCTGGAGGATAATGGAGGGAAGAAATTCGAGATTGAAGAAGGCGCTTTCAAGGAAAGCGGAACTGAAACTAAAACTATAGCGGTGATAATAAAGAAATGAATAAATCAAAAGTAAAATGAACATCAAAGGACAAATAACCGTGGTGAAAGACATAGAACCAATCACTACAAGAGATAAAAGAATAATCCTAAAGCGAACAGCAGTAGTAGAAACAGACGGAGGGAAATACGCCCAGTCGCTGGCTTTCGATGTGATGGGAGAAGATGTAAACAACCAATGGCTGGCAGTTGGCCAGAAAGTAGAAGTAGACTATAACTGCCATGTCACAGAGTTCAATGGAAAGTTATACAACAATATCAGAGCATGGAGAATCATTGAATGTAAAGATGGGAAAGGATAAAAGAGTAATGGTGAGATTTGATGAATCAACTTTCATGGCACTAAATGAAGTGGCAATAAAGATGAAAACGAATCTCTCTGTAGTAATCAGGGCGTTTTGCAGAAAACAAATAAGTGACATAACAGATACAAATGGAAACATAATACTCCATGAGAAACGAATGCAAGGCAAACAGCAAGGTGTTATTGATGATAGCTAAGCTGTATGAAAGACTCTCAGACATATCAGCAAAAGACCGGCAAATATACTATGCCGGTCTAAGCTATGAAGATATATTTCAGGATACGATTATCAAAGTAAGTACAGACGAGAAAGCAGCGGAAATAACAGATGAAAATGAATTTGTAAAGTATTTCATTTACAGAATGAGAACGGTGCAGTACCAGACAATAAAGAACTCAAAACGATTAAAAATCACAACTTATGCCGACAATTTACAAGCCAAAGAAAGCGAAAAAGAAGGAGAATAACCTCTATGATGAGGAAAGAAGGAAGATATACAAATCAACCAGATGGAGGAAGTTGAGAGAATTAAAGATAGCACAACAGCCACTATGTGAGATGTGTCTGAAGGAAGGAAAGACAACCATTGCAGAGGATGTTCATCACATCGAATCATTCATGTCAACAGATGATCACATGAGAAGGATGGCTTTAGCCTATGATTATGAGAACCTAATGAGCATTTGTAAGATGCATCATCAAATGATACATAACAAATCGAATGGGAATAACATCAAAGGGGGTATGGGGTGAAATTTTAGAAGGTCAAGTAACTTGAACCTCGCCCCACCCCATTCGACACGCGAGGCAATTTTTGAAAAAAGCCAAAATAGAGATTTTGTTGCGATGTGTTAAAACAATGATTTCGTCTGACAAAAATCACGTTTGAAAAAAAGAGAAAACTATGGCAGAAACAACTCTGGTGCAGTTTAAACTGCCCAAAAACGTAAAGCATAAAGAAGCTAAAAAACTCATTTGCAACCTTGTGAGAGATATGAATGAGCGCGGTGAGCTGGCTCCGTTCGATGTGGCCTTATTACACCGGATGGCAACAGCTTACGAAATGTATCTTATCTGTGTGGATAAGATTACTACAGACGGAATGACGATGACAAACAAAAAGGGAGAAATGGTAAAAAGGCCGGAGGTGAATATTCTGAAAGAAAACTGGTCGCAGTTTCTGGAACTGGCTAAAGAGTTCGGGCTGACTGCTATGAGCAAACGAAAACTGAAAACGATGAAGAATATTGATGAGGCTATCCAGTCACCTTTGAAAGAATACCTTCGTGAACACCAGGTATGACACGAAAAAAGAAATACATACAATATGCAGAAGATGTACTAAGCGGAAAGATTGTAACAGGACACTACATAAAACTGGCTGCTGAGCGTTTCTTTAGATTAATGTATGATGAACGGTATGAGTTCAGAGAAGATAAGGTAGAGCAGGTATGTGGATTCATATCAATCATCCACCATTACACCGGGAAACATGCTGGAAAGCCATTTGTCCTGGAAGCATGGCAGGAGTGGATTGTTGCTTCCATGTATGGCTTTTACCTGAGAGGAACCAATGAAAGACTGGTGCAATCGGCTTACATTGAAATGGCGCGAAAGCAGGGTAAATCTGCTTTTGCGTCTGCGTTGTGTTTGTACCATCTGATAGCAGACGGTGAAATGAACGCGGAGGTCTATATGGCGGCCAATTCCAAAGACCAGGCAAAGGTATCTTTCAACATGGCATCAAACTTTAGCAAGATGCTGGACCCCGGAAAAGAATTCCTGAATCCATACAGAGACACCATAAAGTACGAAAGAACGCTGAGTTTCCTGAAAGTGCTGGCAGCCGATTCAAGCAAGCTGGACGGTCCGAATGCATCCATGTATCTGATTGACGAATATCACGCGGCCAAAAACTCAGGCGTGAAAGATGTATTGCAATCCTCACAAGGTATGCGAGAGAATCCGATGGCAGTAATCATTACTACTGCAGGATTTGACCGACTGGGAGTATGTTACCAGTATAGGGAAATGTGTACGGAGGTAGTGTCGGGGCTGAAAGAAGATGATACGCTGTTTATTGCTATTTACTGCCTGGATAAAGAAGATGACTGGAAAGATGAGGCTGTATGGGTGAAAAGCAATCCGAATCTGGGAGTAACCGTACAGACTAAGTATCTTAAAACACAGGTAAGGAAAGCCATCAATACACCAAGTGATGAAGTAGGTATAAAGACAAAGAATCTGAATATATGGTGTGATGCTGAAAAGACATGGATAAAAGATGATTACATACTTTCTGCATCAGCTAATGTGAACTTAGAAGAATACAATGGGCTGGATTGTTTTATCGGAGTGGACCTGTCATCTACATCAGACTTGACTTCATTCTCTGTTATGATGCCCACAACAGAAAAGATGGTTTGGAAAACATTCTACTTTCTTCCGGAGGCGGCATTAACAGAAAAGCGATTCAAAGAACTGTATGGAGAATGGGCACGCCAGGGAGCCTTATGTATAACTCCGGGAAATGTGGTGGACTATGATTTTATCCTCAATAAGATTATGGAGATAGGTCAGATTCTTAATATTGTAACCATAGGATATGACAGCTGGAATGCTACTCAGTTCGTCATTAACTGTACAGAAAAAGGATTGCCGATGGAACCATATTCACAGAGCATCGGAAACTTCAACAAGCCTACAAAAGAACTGGAAAGGCTGCTGCTGTCTGGAGTGGCAGTGATTGACAATAACATCATTACCCGACACTGTTTCCGAAACGTGGTAATGGCACGTGACAAGAACGGGAACACGAAACCAAGCAAACAATACGAAGAGAAAAAGATTGACGGGGTAATTGCCATGATTGAAGCTCTGGGAGTCTATCTGATGTGCCCAAGATACGATAATGTGATTTATTAGTTTGTCTGACAAAAATTTCGTTTCAAATAAAAACGAAATGAAATTATTTGGCTACGAGTTTAGAAAGATTTCCAAAAAGGAAATATCTCAGGTGTCAGCTTATGGAGGAACAGGTTTAATTCAGCTGGCATCACGCGAATACCCTATGTTATTGAGTACGGTGTACAGGTGTGTGGACCTAATATCCGATTCAGTGGCTGTATTGCCGCTGGAAGTATTCAGGCTGGATGAAGCCGGGTTCAAAATGAAAGACACGAAACATCCTATTTATGAGCTGCTGGATCTGGAGCCAAACGAGAACATGACGCGCTACGTTTTCATAAAAACTCTTATGGCATCCGTATTGCTGACCGGTAACGGATATGCATACATAGAACGTGGTGAGGATGGAGTCACTCCTATCCAACTGGTGTACATCCCATCCAACCAAGTATCAATACAATGGATAGTAGACAAAGAAGGAATAAGGAGAAAAAGATACCTGGTATCCGGATTTACGCAACTGGTTGAACCATGCCACATGATACATGTGCTTAATTTCAGTTATGATGGAATTATCGGGGTATCTACGTTGACACATGCCAGACAGACTTTAGGAATCGCTACAAGTTCTGAGGAACATGCAGCCGGATTCTTCAAGTCGGGAGCTGCCGTAAGTGGTGTGCTGACAATAGAAGGCGCACGACTGTCGAAGGAACAAAGAGAACAAAATTATAAGCAATGGGAAGAGCGTTCCAACTCTAATAATGGCCGTCCGGGTGGTATTGTAATCCTGGAAGGAAACATGAAATACCAGCCCATTTCAATTTCTCCAAAGGACTCTCAGTTGCTGGAAAGCCGCCAATTCAATGTAGTGGATATATGCCGTTTCTTTTCGGTATCTCCTGTTAAAGCGTTTGACCTGAGCAAATCCTCCTACTCTACCATCGAAGCCACACAGCTTGAATATCTGACAGACACAGCTTTGCCGGTCATCACCAAGATAGAGCAAGAAATTAACCGGAAAGTATTCAGTAGAACAGAAAGAAGCATGTACAAGGCAGAATTCAACACATCGGCCATCTTGCGTGCAGATAAAGCAGCCCAGGGGGCTTTCTGGAAAGATATGGCAAATGTAGGAGCTGCCACCCCAAATGAAATCCGGAGAGAAATCGGTATGAGCCGGATTGAAAATGGAGACGAGGCTTTCGTACAGGTAAACGTGATGACGCTGAAAAATGCTGTAAAAGAAAAAATGATAGAAGGAAATCAAGAATAATCGGATTTTGTCAGACAAATGTTCCGTTAGAAATAAAACGATTTATGAATGAACAAAAAGAAATGCTGGAACAGAGAAATACCACATTCCCTGTATCAGTGACAGAGGAAAATGAAAAGCGAACAGTAGAAGGATATGCCATGCTGTTTGGCGTAAAATCAGACGGACTGGATTTCGAAGAAGTGATTGAACGAGGTGCGCTGGATGGAGTGATTGAGAAAAGTGATGTATTTGCCTTACTCAACCACAACCGTGACAGAGGGATACTGGCACGCTCAGTCAACGGAAAAGGCTCACTGACATTGACTGTCGATTCAAAAGGGTTGAAATACAGATTTGAAGCACCACGCACGATGCTTGGCGATGAACTGCTGGAAAACCTGAGAAGAAACGAAATCAATCAATCTTCATTTGCCTTTACTGTAGCAGACGGTGGAGAGAAATGGGAAAGGATGAAAAACGGTAAATGGAAACGTACTATCAGCCAGTTTGCCAGGATATACGATGTTTCCCCTGTATACAATGCGGCATACAGCAAAACAACGGTCAGCATGAGAGGAAAAGAGCAGGCCGAAAAGGAACTGGAAGAACGGAAGGAAATAAGTGAAGAATATTACAACAACATTATTAACAGTCTTAATTAGTAGGAATTATGGCGAAAGAAAAAACAAGAGTTGAACTGGCAGAAGAAAGAGGCCAGTTGTACAAAAAAGGCGTTGACCTGGTAAACAAGGCAAAACAGGAAAAACGCGAGTTGTCTAAAGAAGAAAAGGACCAGATTACAGAGATACAGCTTCGTATGACAGAAATCAATCTGGAACTGGCACAGCGTGATGCAATGAAGTTTGCAGACGAACATACTACTGGAGAAAAGTTCAGTCTGAGAAAAGCCTTGCTGGAACTGGCAGATGGAGGACATTACAGTGAGAACATACGAAAAATGAATGAGCGTGGTGAAGCATCATTGAGAATGTCAGGAATTCTTCCTAAAAGTGGTACATCACTGATTATACCGGTTGAATCACGTGCTGAAATTACGGCCGGAAGTGCAGGTGCCAACGTGATTGAAACAGATTTCATGAACATTGTGGAACCGTTGAGAGACCGATTAGTTTTGGCTGAGGCTGGAGCAACCATGCTGACAGGACTTGTATCAGACATTGATATTCCAACTTACTCAGGTAGCACTTCAAACTGGGCAAACGAAAACTCATCTGCAACAGATGGTGCTGGAACCTTCAGCAAGAAAACGATGAAGCCAAAACGACTTACTTCTATCTTGAAGGTATCACGCCAGATGCTGGTACAGGATTCTTTGGGAGTTGAGGCTATGCTGAGAGCAGACCTCATCAACTCAATTGCATCAAAACTGGAAGCAACAATTTTAGGAGGTGCAGAAACATCAGCTGAAAAGCCTGACGGATTGTTTACCGGATATGTAACAGCATCAGAAGCTTTGTCATGGAAAGGTGTCGTAAACCTTGAAACGACAGTCGATTTGGCAAATGCTTTGATGGGTAACACGAAATACATTGTACATACTTCACTGGTGGGCCTGGCAAAAACGACTTTGAAGAATGATGGAGTAAGCGGCTACATTATGTCAGAAAACGGACAGATGAACGGATACGATACATTACGTACAAATGCAGTCTACAAAAAGTCAGGAACAGAATGGGGTGCTTTGTTCGGTAACTGGGCCGATTTACTTATCGGACAGTGGGGAGCTTTGGATTTGACTGTGGACCCGTACACAGAAGCCGATAAAGCATTTGTACGCATTATCGTAAACAGTTACTGGGATTCTTGCCTGAGACGTGATAATTCAATCGCAAAAGCACTGTTTAAAGACGGCTCAGCTGCATAAGGAGGGTAAACGATGTATATCACTTTAGATGAAGCAAAGAAGCATCTCAATGTAGAATCAGACTTCACGGAAGATGATTCTTACATTACATCGTTGATTGAAGTAGCTGAAGCTAAGGTGGCTGCAGAGTTATGTTTGAAAAGTACGGATGACCTGAAAACCTTAAGAGGTGGAGAGGTCATCCCTCCTCCAATAAAGCAAGCCATTATGCTAACGATTGGTTTGTATTACAACAATAGAGAGGAGGTGACGGTATCACAGACTCATACGCTGGCTCAGGGAGCCTTACACCTTATCCAACTATATAGAGATTATTCACTATAACAGTATCACAATGAAGGCAGGTCAGTTACGAGACAGAATCACAATTCTCAAAAGAGAAATCACACAAAAGCCACATGGCGGAGAAAAGTACTCATGGAAAGATTTCATAACCGTGAGAGCCACTGTAAAGTTTGCATCCGGTAAATATGAGGAAACAAACATGGAGTATGCTCACAATCAGGTGAACAAAGTGACAATCTACTACAGGTCTGCCATAAAGCGTGAAATGAGGGTGAGATACAACAACGAAATCTACCAGATAAACTCCATCAACCCTGATCAATCTCATAACATGATGACACTAACAATAGAGCTAATCAATGAGTAGTTTAAAAAAAGATTACCTGGAGGTAACAATTGATGTAGCCAGAATTAACAGGCTATTCAAGGAACTTAACATGAACACGGATGAAGCCAGAAGGGCATTAAAAAGAGGACTGGCCGCATCCGCAAGATTGATACAGAGGCAGGCTAAAACTAATTTGGGAGCTGTCCACAACCAAGCGTCAGGGACTCTTCTTTCTACAACAAACCTAAAGAAGTGGGTACGATATGTGGTATATAAGAGAACGCTGGGATTCAGAGTGCATATCCAGGAAAGCAGAGGATCATCAAAGAAAGAAAATCCTTCTTTCCTTCTAAAATTCTTTGAAGAAGGTACAGATGAACGCTTCAACAAAAGGATAAAAAAGGAAAGAATGTTTTCAAGGAGACTGAGAAAAGAAAGATATACTGGAAAGATTTCCGCATCTCATTTTTTCTCAACTGCATCAAAGTCGAAGATTGGTGAGGCACAGTCAACCTTACAGAAACATATAGAGAAACATATCCAGAAAATAGCAAGCAAACGATGAACACCACAGATATATTCAGGTACATAAAGGAAAAACTGGAATCAGACAGCACAATACAAGAGATTATAGAAGGGAAAATATACCCTATTGCAATCATGCGTAATGTGAAGCTACCGTATATCATTCAGAACGCAAAGCTGAATGCATCCAGTGACACCAAAGATGGAGAGTATGAAAGGGAAATCACATCTACGATAGCTGTGTTTGGCGAAAATCAGGATGTGCCGTTACAGCTCATATCGGAAATGGAAAGGTTGTTTTCTGGGAATGTAGAAAAAGCAGACTATCTGGATGTGTCGGAAATAAAAGTAAACACCTGGGATTTTGATGAGGATGATGGAGTGTTTGGTGGAATAATAGAACTAACCATTAAAATAGATGTATAACTATGGCAAAACGGAAAGCATTAAAAGGAAAAGACTTTATGATTTTTGTGGATGGAAAAGCTATTGCTTTAGCCACCAGTCACACACTGACACTGAATGCGGAAACAAGCGATACCGCATCGAAAGACTCAGGAATGTGGGATGATTCGGAAGTAACTAAGTTATCATGGGAAGCATCGTCTGAATCTATAGGTTCAGCAGACGAAGAAACTCCGGTAGACATATCATACGAAACACTGCTGGATAAATGTATGGCCGGAGAAAAAGTACCTATCATTTGTGGTATCCCGACAAACGTAACAAATGATGGTGTTCCGGAAGGAGGATGGACTGCTCCATCAGAAACGCCAAAGCAAACTTACTATCAGGGATCAGCTATCATTACATCTGTATCACTTACAGGCGCAAACGGAGAGAACTCACAAATATCTGCTAGCTTCAAGGGAGTAGGCAAATTAGAAAAAAAAGCTAAAGCAGCAGGATGATGAAAGTAATCATAAAGAAAAAAGAATACAACATACGTTTTTCGCTCAGAGTTCTTTTCAAGTATGAAGAAGTATGCGGGCATCCTTTTGAAGGAAAAAGGTTGCAGGACTTGTATATGCTGATGCATTGTGCCCTTCTGGCTTTGAATGAAGATTACACATTAACTTTTGATGAGCTGATTGACTATTGTGACGAAAACAAAGACGTATTTGAAACATTCCAAAAAGTCTTGAATGATTCACAGAAACGCGACCAGGGTAAAAAAAAAGAAGCAACGTAGATAAGCCTGTAAGCGTTATGTCTTTATACGAGGAAATAGTAGGCAGGGGCGGCGTATCTCCTGCCTATTTTTTTGACTCAATGACATTTATTGAATGTGCGGCTTTCTTGCGAGGAATGAGAAGAAAAGAACGTGCTGAAATTGAGAATACAAGGTTAATTATGTGGGCTATATTCCAAAGCCAGTCAAGAAAAAATCTTGAGCTTGATGATGTAATGAAACTGGAAGATGAGGATAAATCTGAAAAGGGAGTAAACCGGGAAGAATTGGAAGAGTTAAGGAAACGAGCTAAACAAATGGAGAAAAAACTATGAGTAACATATTCACGAGATTATTGCTTAATGCGGACGGATTCAATAAGAATCTGTATCAGGCACAAAAAAATCTGAAAGGATTTGCTGCCACATCTAAAGGGGTATTTAGTGGACTGACCACATTCACAAGCTACGCGGCCGCGTTTGTCGGGATAAGCACTTCTATTCATTCAGCTGTAACGGCCAACATGGAATTTGAAAAGTCACTTTCATCTTTGCGGTCATTGACTGGTGTATCGGCTCAGGAGTTGAATTATTTCCGGACCGAAGCAATACGCATGGGAATGGATTCAACTCAGTCAGCCTCACAGATGGTAGACGCATTCAAGTTGATAGGTAGCCAAATGCCGGAACTATTGAAAAACAAAACCGCGTTGACTCAGACAGCTGAGGCTGCAGTGGTGTTGGCTGAGGCTGCAGAGCTGGATGTACCTACAGCAGCAAAGGCTTTAATCGGGGCATTGAATCAGATGGGAGCCAGTTCATCGGAAGCTGCAAACTATATCAACATACTGGCCGCAGCATCACAGCAAGGTAGTGCAGACATTCCCTATCTGAATAAGGCCATAGAAAACGCCGGTGGTGCAGCCAGCAGTACAGGCGTAAAGTTCAATGAGCTAGTGGCCATTATTGAAGCCATTGCACCAAAAATCACAGATGCAGCATCAGCTGGTACCAACCTGAGAAATATATTCCTGACGCTGGAAAGTTCCGCAGACCAAAATTTAAGGCCGTCTGTAGTAGGATTAAGTACAGCCATTGATAATCTCTCAAAGATGAATCTGGATGCTGTACAGCTTACCAAGATGTTTGGTAAGGAGTCTGTAACGGCTGCAATTGCTATACTTCAGGAGAAAGATGCATTTGATGAATTGAGCCAAAGCATTAAGGATACCAATACAGCTTATGACCAAGCCGCGATTAATAATGATAATCTGTCCGGAAGTATCGGGAAACTGCAAAGTTCCTGGACTTCATTCATTAATACGATGGCCGGGAGTAACGGGTATCTGAAGAATGCAGTAGACAACTTAAGAGATGCGGTAAACTGGGCTACACGTGCCTTAGCCATGACAGATGAACAAAAGCTGAAATACGACAATAGAGACAATGTGTCAAATGCAGTTAAAACAATGGATTTGTATGTAGGTCAAGGTATGACTCCAGAGCTTGCATATCAAAAGACAATGGCTGATTACACAAGGACTCTGTTTCCTGACGCTCAATTTGTAGAAAAGTACAGAAAAGAATATGAATTTGCAAAGGCACAAACACTGAATTCAGGATTTGGAGGAAAAGAAACAAAAAGAATAAAACAAGCAAAAGAATTATATGAGATTGCATCTAAACAAAAAGAAGTATATGAACTAATAAACGCAGAACTAAAGAATCATGTAGAAAGTATAAAACAACAATCTGAGGCTGCAAAAAAAGCTAAAGAGGAATCGGAAGCTGCAGCTAAAGCAGCAAAGGAAAAAGCTGCAGCAGAAGAAGCCGCACGATTAGCAAAAGAAAAAGCATCCAGACCGGATGGTTCCATCGCAGACGTAGAATATCAGATTTCACAAAAAAAGAAAGAAATATCCGTAGCAATATCAGATAATGATAGAATAAGATTAAGTACGGAGCTGGATGAGCTGATTTCGAAGAAAAGAGAGATGGAGCTAGTAGTAAAATTCAAGAACCTTACAGCACCAGAAGAAGTTAAGAAATCATCATCCAGTTTGGCAAGTATGGCCAGACTTCCGGATGGATGGAATAAAATAAGTCAAACAAATTGGAACGACAAAGGTGTAAAAGAGCAAATAAGTACAATAAATGAATACGAGAATGCAATACTAAGTGTTGAATCAGCACTATCAAGTCTATCAGGAACATTCGATAATGGTTCTCAGAGTGCGCTTAGCTATTTTACTAATATCATACAAGGAGCCGCACAAGCTGTAACAGCCATCATGGCGTTAATTCCGGTAAAGAAAGCAGAAGCAAATGCAAATGCTGAGGCTGCTGTGACAGGTGCGGCAAGCTCAGTTGCTCCTATACCATTTGTCGGAGCAGCAATGGCTGTAGCGGCTGTTACAGCTTTAATTGCGTCTATGGCAGCAATACCCAAATTTGCAAAAGGAGGAATAGTAGGAGGAAATAGTTATTTCGGTGATAAACTTTTAGCCAGAGTTAATTCCGGAGAATTAATATTAAACCAGAAACAGCAAGCCAAACTATACCACATGGCAGAAGATGATAGAAGTGGAATAGCAATAAGCTTTGACCGTGTACGCGGTAGTGATATTTATTTGGCGCTTAGAAATTACATGAAAGATACAGGAAAGAAACTATGAGTTACGGATTAATCTACACATTACCTTTTGCATCGAAAGATGGGAAGGTATACGAAGTAAAAATAGAACGAGAAGGATATACAGGCAAGGTAACAGAATTGAAGGGACAAACATCACCATTCACAGCCACAATAGACAGTGAAGAATTCATCTACACTCCTACCCGATTCAGTACAGCAACAATGGCTATATTCGGTGGTGATTACTTGCAGGATTTGTTCAGTACGGATTACCGGATGCACAGAATAACACTGTATGCAAACGGAGTTGCAGTGTGGTGTGGATTCATCAAGCCAGAACTATATACGCAGGACTATTCATCCGATAAATTTAATCTTGAAATTAACTGCTACTCGGCTATGTCTGTATTGGAATTTGTAGAATATAAACAGGCTGGAGAAGAAAGAGGATTTGTATCGTTATGGTCATTACTAAAAAAATGCGTAGAAGAGTCACGAGGTTTATATACAGCTATATATATACCACATGTATATAGTGTGTCACAATCTGAATATAACAATTGGAATAATCCACTAGAAAGCATGATGGTATCAGAGCAAAATTTCTTTGATGAAGATGATAATCCTATGTCATTAAAAGAAGTGTTAGAAGAAATTATGAAGCTGATGAACTGGACATGTGCAGATTGGAACGGAGAACTATTTTTCATTGATGTAGATAATGAAGATGGAGAATACTACAAATACACCAGTGAAATGTCAAGCTATACACAAATTCAAGCAGATGGAATTAATGTACAGGATATTGGATTTGCAGGAAATGACCATACACTTGACATATTGCCAGGATATAACAAAGCTAGCATTAGATGCAGTAATTATCCAGTAGGAGACGCACTGCCGAAAATTGATTTTGATGATTTTGAAGATATTGGAACCGTAGAGGATTCGTACACAAATTTATTCAGAAGATTTGTATGGAAAAGGCCTAATAACGAGAAAATATTAATGAATGCATTTCAGTATAACTATTTAGGAGACAAAACACCACATCCTATAGATATATCGAAAGAAAAGGAATTATTCGAAAGTGGTCAGAAATCTCAAATAACGGGAGCTATTCCACAGAACTATGATTTCATTGAAAAAGATGAGTCAGGCAATCCAAGCAGAGTGGACTGGGAATATAAAGAAAGAATAGTTATACCATTATCTCCAAATCAAAAGGATGTTATATTTCAGAATCCCGGAGAATACGAGCTTATAAAAATTAAAGGTGTACCATCTGTTTATAACTCAGAAGGAGTGTTTGCTATAAACTTTTCTACAGAAGTTGCAAGAATAACATACTATAACGGGAATCAAGTATATGCAGACAGAATAAAATCTTATGACTTCAGATTTAAGTTAAGGATAGGAAACAATTATTATCATGGCAGATCTGATGGTAGTTATTATTGGGATAATAATCCAGATTACAATCCGAGTTACCCTAATAACTTAGAAATAAACTGGAAGGGAGAAGCAGCTCAGGGAAGTGCGGACATATCAAAGTATGAAGGAACTTATGACCTTATTACATCCAGAACATTGAATGACGGACTGGATGGATTAAAAGGGTATATAATAAAATTACCAGATGACAGAATTATTGCTGGAGATTTAGAACTTATAATATATGCGCCTAGAGTCGAAATGGCATTTACACCAACTCTGGAAACAATGTATCTGAATTCATTCGAATTGAACTACCAAAAGTATAAAGATTATGGGAAAGACGATGATAATTCAGACAGAATATATGAGAATATTGTAAACGAAAATTACATAAATGAACTTGATGAAATAGAATTCAAAATAAGTAGTTATAACAATGATGGAGCATGTTACAGTAAGGTCACGATGAATAACGAATATCTGACCAACAACCTATATTGCGGCATCACAGCGTCATCAGTTCGTCCAGAAGAATTTCTAATACGCCGTATTGTTGACCATTACAGCGCACCAAAAATTAAGCTTACTCAGGTAATTAAGAATGCAAATATAAAACCCTATACTGTTTTGTCAGACAAATATTCCGTTAACAAGAAATACATTAATGCCGGAGGCGAAATAGACTATAGAAAAAACAGGTTCAACTGTATCATGATAGAAATATGAAACAAGTAGATATTAAAAGTATTGTTATACCAAACAAACCACGAAGCGGTAACTATCCGGTAGGCTCTACCGTAGTAGCAGGAGGAGGTTCAGGAGGAAGTACAACTATCGTGAATCAGGGAGGAGTTGACCTTGCTACTCTCAGGCAACAGTTTCTATCTAAAAAATCTGATGACACATCAAACGGAGTCATTACTTTCTTAAAGGGGATAAAAATAGCATCGGAGCTTATTAAGTCTGTTTTAAAGAAAAATGGCGAAGGAGAAATAGCAGATGTGGCTATAATGTCCGCTCTAAGGGTTATTAAAGAAATTGAAGACAATAACGAGGAACTAAAGAAGATATTCTTGCGTAAGGACCAAGAAGATCAGACAAATTATCTTCTTAAACTCTTGGGAGGTATTATATCTCCTTTCCTGGAATCACCCGATTTCGTAACCGGAATGATGGGTGCCGGTATGCGTATAGCACAAGAAGAAAATGGCGATTCGGTAGGATGGTTTGACCGATTGTATGTACGTAAAAAGGCCGAGTTTCAAATGTTGTCAATAATGGAGACCGAGCTGGCCGGAGCTTCCTTCATGTTCAACGCTTCAGGTGCCAGAGCAACGATTACTAAGGTAGAGCGTATAGATGCGGTTCCGTTCTTCTACTCAGATGGTAGCGCGAAATACTATTCAGATGGTAGCAGAGCATACGTACAGCCCAGCGAACACGGAGCAGTGTACCGATGTTACTTCCTGACAGATGATGGAGATACAGCCATCGAGAACCGTTTCCGTGTGGGTAACCTGGTACGCTCTCAGACATTTAATATCAAATCTGGAGTATATGAAAATGTGAGCAATCACTATTGGTGGCGGTTAGTCACTGCTGTAGGTGATAACTGGATAGAGGTTTCTGTAAACCACTGTGACGAAGGAAGCGATATACCCAAAGTGGGTGACGTGATGGTACAACTTGGAGACATAGCCGACCCGGACTATCAGGCTGCAATCATGTTGTCTGCATATGGAGATGGTGCGCCATATATGACATTCTATCAGGGAATAAATTCTTATTCATTAAGCGAGAGAGACATACTTACGGCAAGGTATGACCGAGTTACGAAAGAATGCCGATTCCAAATCGGCCATGAAGGAAAGAATGGCTGTTTCCTTTATTCACCATCAAAGGGATTGCGTGTTGAAGGAATGATTGAAGTACTGGGCGGTAACGGTATGCCAAATTTTGACGATGCTTTGGACTTCGCCGAACAGGTGAATGACCGTATGGCCCAGTATATCGGATATGATGGATGGGAAAGCCTGGTTGGTGAAGCGCTGGCAGGTAGGACTATAATAAAAGGCGGGGTTATCAATACGGACTTGATTAATGTTAACAGTCTGTTTGCAGGAGATATATATGCCGGAAACGCCACTATATCAGAAGGTACATTCAAAAAGATTAATGTTGAAGAAGCGAATATCGCAAATTCCACGCTTACTGATGTTAACGTGACTGGTACCATTAATGCAAATGCCGGATACATCGGCGGATTTAAAATTGAGAATAGTAGACTATCGTACAATTATTCTGATAATAACAGTACTTCACCAGCCATTATCATAAATGTGGATACAAACGAATCGTTCCGAATAAATGAAAATCCTACTTCGAACGGCCCATTTATGCAAGTACGGTCACGAAAGAGACAAGCTATAAACATATTTACCGGTGGTGGCTATTCTGATGATCCTTCAGCAATATACGTTGTCTGTAATGCATCGGGCTATGGAAAGGCCATAGAAAGTTACGGTAATGTGAAGATGACCGCCCGTAGTGGAGAGAACATCAACATTAACGGACTTGCTTTGAATGTCAGAACGGTATCATCATCTACAACATTAACTAGTGGAGATGATATAATAATTTCTACTACTGACAGCAACATAACACTTAACCTTCCACGTAGTGGACATACAGGTAAAATTATATGGATAAGAAAATCTGGACTTGGAAACATTACTGTGTCAGGCAATGGCCTACAGATAAAAGGAAGCAATGAATTCGGAAGTGGCGGATGGCATGATAGCGTACAGGTCGCAAACGGTCAGCTATGGATGTTCATCTGCACCGGAGGGGTATGGTACGCAAACTGTTTAACTTAAAATCATGGACAAGGCAATTATAATCTACACAGTGTTAGTAATCTTATTAATTTTAATATGTAAATGATATGGAAGAATTAAGCTATACATCAAAGTTTGACGGCGAAACAACAGATGATATTCTGGGATATGCTAATGAAGGAAAAACCGAAAAAGTGAATGAGTACGTTAAAAGTATGAATGTGCAGGATTCTGAAGGGGAACCTGATACCGTGCAGGTTTATGATACGGATGGCGTTCCGCATAAGGTGTCGAAAACGGAACTGCTGAAGAAGTCTACACTGGCTCTTCCAAAGCTGGAAGACATCTCCAGTTTTGTGGCCGTGAATGCCGCCGGAAATGCCGTTGGGGTAATGACAAAAGAACAGGTCGCATCAGTCCTGGCGGAACTTATTGGGATTGCAACATTAGAAAAATCGGGGCTTCACCCCGCTGCTAAATTCAGCCAGGGTGATAATTCTGGAGTGTCCAACATAGATGATATAAATATTCTGTCTACTGATATATACAATGGAAATATTTTAGAGAACAATGCTACATTCATAGTTAAAACTTACCCTGCTTCTCCGGCCTATATGTATCAGGAAGCATTCTCGATGTATCCAATTAAACGATATTGGAGAGCAAAGGTGGACGGTACATGGAGAGGGTGGATTGAGTTATAATTGAGCCCAAGAATTTTCGCTATTTGAATTTTTAATTCTTGTAATATTTAATCCTGAAGGATGAAAGTAACGCTGGACAGTTGCTCCAGCAGCTCCAACTCCTGCTTGAAAAACTAACAGAGTTCCGTAGGTATCCGAACCTGGAATAATCATATACATGCCGGACTCCACAACATCGTTAAGTTCATCAATACTATTTCTGTTTGTTATATACAAAAAATCTTTTACCATGAATGGAAACAAGTTATTTCCATTCATAAGTTCCGCCAGTGCTAAATCTGCCTGGAGGAACTTATTGGAATTAATAGCACGGTAACAACAATACTTCAAGTTGGGGAATCCGTTGAAATAAGAGAAACTAACACGGCAAGTATATATTTACTTTCAATTCCTGCTAGTGCTAGTAATACGGAGTATTTAGCCACGTATATATTGGCATGGGCTTCTATATATGCTGCTGGTGTAACTAAGCTGTCTGAATATAGCTACACGAGCAACGTTACGATAGAGGTATCCAGAACCGGAACTGACAAATATAAGATTACATACAAGGCTGGGAATGTTTCTTCTATCGAGCTGAAGTATTCTCTTCGGAAATTAATATTATAGTTGTTTCCATGGTGTCCAACTATTATAATGCATTCTTATATATGCTAATCCATTATCTCCACCTGCACATAATTGCATACGAATCCATCCGTCACAAGAAAATGCAACTAATATGCCATAATTCACAGGCATATTGTCCTGTTGTGAGTCAAATTTATAAACTCCGTTATTTACGTTATTGACATCACCTTCCAAATTTAATCCAATGGCACTCAGGAAACCTGATTTTGACATTAATCCATCATTTTTTAAAGTAGCCGTTCCAATAAGTTCCGCCAGGACTTATGGGTATGAATGAAAACAACTGAAATAAAGAAAGCTGTATTGAAAATTATTTGAGTGGTAGAAATTGGGTAGAAAATAGTAACTAGCTTGCTTATTCTACCCGGTTTCTACCAACTTACTTTTTCATAAAAGTGCTACCAATTTCACCGATTTGTCAGACAAAGTAGATGTTAGTAATAGAATATTAATTTTAAAAATTGGAGGAATTATGAAAAGTAAATTGATTCTATTGGCCATTGTAGTAGTCGTGATTATTGGGATACTGGCATATTACCAGTATGTTCCATTTTGGGTGAGTATCGTATCGACTGGAGCATTCATATTTGGCGTGTTTTTGGGATGGTTAGCAAAAGGATGGTCTGACAAACATGTAAGCTAATGGAAAAGTATGTAGGGTTTATTACGCAGGATTTACGGGCTGGCGTGGCAATTATATTCGCCTGCCTTGTACTTATAGTCTTTGCATGTCTGCTGGATATGTGGACCGGGATAGATGCTGCACGAGCAAACAAGGAAAAGATATGTAGCCGGCCACTACGTAAGACAGGTACGAAAATCGTCGACTATTACAGACTGGTTATGTTCTTCATCCTAATTGACATTCTGGGCCTATGCTTCCCATGGTATAACTTACCATACGGAGCAGTTATCGGTACAGCTGGAGTTCTGTTCGTTGAGGGATTTTCCGTAGTAGAGAATCTACGAAAGAAAAAGAGCCATGCTGCAGATGTAGCAGATATGGCCGCAAAAATTGTAGAGTGCCTTACTCCTGAAGAAGCGCAAAAGCTAATAAAAAAAATAAAGGAGGACAAAAAATAAAATAGGAGTGCCACTGCACTCCTTGGAATAAATTTTTTTATTAACTATCCTACCATTTGGTAGAACTCCACAAATATAGATGTAATTTTATTATGAACAAAATAGATTCAATAATAATTCACTGTTCAGCCACACGTGCTGGTCTGGACATAGGTAAAAAGGAGATTAATCAGATGCACGTATCCCGTGGCTTTCAGTGTATCGGGTACAACTATGTGGTAAGGATGGATGGTACGGTAGAGGTTGGCCGCAGTCTGACTATAGACGGCGCTCATTGCAATTCTAAGGGATTTAGCGGTGTGTCGTATAATAAGCACAGCATTGGTATCTGCTACATTGGTGGGCTGGATGCAAACGGAAAGGCTGCCGATACACGAACGCCAGAACAGAAAAAGGCATTGGCCAAGCTAATTAAGGAACTTTGCAGAAAGTTCCAGATTGTCGAGGTATTGGGCCATCGTGACACATCGCCAGATTTTGACGGTGACGGAATCGTAGAACCGAATGAGTGGACAAAGATGTGTCCTTGCTTCGATGTGCGTGCGGAATATCCTTTTATCCCAGAAATCGTAGTGAAGCCATGAAGTTATACGAATACATAATGGATAAGGTGAGCTGGTGCATCACGCTGGCTCCATTTATGTGCCTCGTTCTCATTTATTCCTGCCAGACAGTGAAGTATGTTCCGGTTGAAACCAAAGCTGATAGCGTGGTAATAGAGAAATTGGTTGAAGTACAGATCCCTCCTGACAGTGCCACCATCCGGGCGTTGTTAGAGTGCGACGAGAACGGGAAGGTCGTACTGAAATGGTTGGACATCGCAAACAGTAAGAACGCTCAGGCGCAGCTTACCATTGATAGCCTAGGTAATCTACTGGCGAAGATGAAAACTCAGCCGGATACGGTTTACCTTCCAGCGAAGGAAGTGGTTGTTTCCAAAAAGGAAAAAGTTCCTTACCCAGTAGAAAAGAAACTTACTTTATATCAAAAGATAAAAATTAGACTTGGTGAACTCTCATTTATTGTAATTATAGTGATAATAGGATTATTGGTGCTTAAAATATTCAAGAAGTAGTATATTTGTAGTTAATGCGGAAAATACATTAAACTACAAATTATGAGAAGATTGAAGAAGTATATAAAAAATGAAAGATCATGGATAATTACCATATCAATAATAGCATTCTCTATTTTATGCTGTTTTTTTATTTCAGAAAGGAGTAAATTTCATTGGGGTGATTTTGGAAGTATCCTTGGAGCTATTACAGGGTTAATAGCATTTATCGGAGTATTATACACATCAAAACAAAATAAACAGCAGTTTTTGAATAGTGAGGAAAGATCTACATTCTTTGAAATGCTTAAAATATTCATTTCTTATCGTGATTCATTACGTGTAAAAAAAATAGATTGGAAATATGATAAAACACTTCATGATTGGAACATTATTCAATATGAGGAATTTTGTACTACTGAAAAGACTTATCAACAAATAACTTTTGAATTATGTTGTATATTTTACGTAGAAATAAGAAATAATATACCAAACTATTTATCCAAAGAGGAATTCGCAAAAGAAATCATTCCATCAAATAGATCTACAATACAATGGTATTCTTCATACAATTATTTAGCAATTGCTATAAATAATATTTATAACGGATATAATTGGAGCAAATCTGGAGGCGTTGTTAATCAAATACCTATTAATTTAAATACATACGATTATATTTGCTTAACAGCTATAAGAACTTATCTTAAACAGAATAACTTTAAACCAATAATAGAAGCTATATCGAAAACTGCTGACTTTTGTTTTTCTAAATATATAAATCAACTTGGTACATATTTTAGAAACGCTTATTATATTCTGGAAATGGTCTCAGGATTCAACTATCCTAAAAAGTATTCAGATATATTCCGTGCTCAATTATCAAAAGATGAACTCGTACTTTTATTCTTTAACTCTTTTAGTTCTTTGTCAAACAACAAAACACGACAATTATATTTAGATGCTGATTTATTCAATAACCTTGAACTAAAAGATATAAGATTGAAAGAAAATATAAATAATATATCACGTATGGAATACATAAGTTTCCCTTCAACTTTACAACAAAATCCAGTTAAGAACGAATATGTATCTTATGAGTTTCTAAGCAGATTATATAAATCCATAGAGACTAAAAATGATTAGTGCTTACATATAAAAATTACTATGTTTTAAATTCAAAATTGTAGCCATTCTGCCGAAACGGAAAGTTAGAAATTCTTAGTAAATGTGCCAGGGATTTTTTATAAGTTTGTCAAAAAGTTATAACTATGGATAGATTTGATTTATTTAAAAAATACAGGGGGAAATTACCATTTGCGTATAACGCAACAAAAGGCTTCAGAAACTCAATAAGACAAATATTAGAAGAGTTTAAAGATGATATAGTTAATATAGATATTCATGAAAGAAGAAAGATACTAGATATAGATGATATAGAAAACCTGAATAAGTATATTAATGGAATAAATAAAATAATAGATTTATTGTATCAAGGTCTACATTCTATTGCATTTAATGAATTTAAATCTCTCATGGAAAAAGAGAGAATGTTTATTCCAATAAAAAAAGAACTAAGCGGTTCTGATGAAAAAATATTCTATAGAATGCGTGTGTTTGAAAGTCGTAATTACGTAGACTATAAAGAAATGTTTCATGTACCATTAGATATGCGTGGAATAATAAAAACACAAAGATACAGCTTTCCTGGTTACCCATGTTTATATTTAGGAACTAGTATCAATGCTTGTTGGGAAGAACTGCATAGACCACTATTAAGCAATAGTATGATTTCTATGCTGAAATTACAAAAACAAGTGGGATTCATAAGTTTAGTTTTGCCAAACATAAAGGAAATACAAGAATCCAATAATGAAACAATATGCTATGAAAATAAATTAAGAAAATTCATTTTAGGTTATCCGCTTCTCATTTCTTGTTATGCCAAAGTAAATGACTATTCAAACACGTATAAACCAGAATACCTTATCCCTCAATTGTTAACAGAATATATAATTAGCCGAAATATGGACCACAAACCAAAAGAAAAAATATTTGGAATATTATATACTTCAGCGCATATCAACAATGATTTTAATTTCTCGGATAAAGAGTTCATAAACTGGGCTATACCAGTTCTTGACCCATTATCAGGTTCAAAATATTGCCCAATATTATGCAATACATTTAAAATAACAAAACCTACATGTGAAGAATTTGAGAATATAAAAACGGGAAATTTAACGTTCCTATCAAATAGACCATCTTCTAATTATGAAGCATCTTCTTTTTTTAAATTAGAAAGTCGATTAAAGAATAGTGAATTATTTAAAATAGAATAATATATTTATAGTGTTAATAGGTTTGCTTTTATTGCAAACAAAGCCCCGACCGAATTAATATCCGGAAGGGGCTTTTATGTTACAATATATTAGCCAGTCTCTCAGCCTGCTTTTCGATGCTTGAATTAAGAATCTTCGCATACACCTGAGTAATTTGTATGCGTGTATGCCCCATCATCTTAGAAACAGATTCAATCGGTACCTCGTGAGCAAGGAGGACTGTAGTAGCGAACGTGTATCTGGCAATGTGGGAAGATAGGTTCTTTTTTGTACCAATTAAGGAACCTATACATTTCAATAATCTATTATATGCCTGCTGTGTAAATCGAGGTAGCTGGTAATGATATTTCTCCAATACAGCCATAGCAGGAGGAAGAATGGGAGTGTAATACTTGGTTCCAGTCTTAACGCGCTGTTTATCGATGTAGTTACATCCATGAACAGTTACCACATCACGGGAAAAATCAAATGCGTCCATATCGGCATGAGCCAGCCCGGTATAACAGCAGAATACAAACAAATCACGGGCTTTGCTGAGGCTTTCATCCGACAATTCAAGAGACCTGACAGCAGCCAGTTCTTCTTCATTTAAGGCCTTCTTTGGCTTATGCTTTCCGCGTTCGGCCTTGAATCTCAGATAAGGAGATTCTTCAATGATACCCAGTGATACAGCTTCATTGATATAAGGCTTTAGGCGTTTGTGATAATTATAGATAGTAGGCTGTTCCCTGTCTGAATCTTGTTTCCTTAACCAGGTATCGAACTTCTTGATATTCTCTGGAGTCAAGTCATCGAATGTACGAATTATTTTGGACTCTCTCAGAGTTTCAAGCGTACATTTATGCGCACGGAGAGTGGACGCACGTAATCCTCTCCTATCCATCACGTCGTAGCAAAAGTCGATGAAGTCCGTACCGTATTTTCCAGACTTTCTTTCAAGAGCTGCTGAAAAAATCTGATACGTCACCTCTTCCCCTTCCTGAAGGATAGAACGGGCTATACCTTCATATTTTTTGATAAGCTCTGTGATTTGTTTGTTCAACTTTTTTGACTCGGCATGACGGACTACCACACCATCCTCCCACTGGTTAGAGTAGAGCTCCACACCGGATGAGAGAGTCTTTCTTTGTGTACGATTGAACGTAATTTCGATTTCCACCATGCCTGTAGTAATGGTGGATGATTTCTTTTTGCGGTCAAACACCGCTCTGACTTTAGGTAACTTTAACATACGCATTTGCGATTTTACTACGGATGCATGAAAAGTGCAATACCTGATGCAATACTCGTTAAAAATGTGGTATTGCAAAATGCTTTTATATACATTTTCAGACACACGTAAACGGTTAAACATTTATTTTGAGTTTATCCGCAAATGCGCTATACATCAATACTTTAACAATAAAAGCCTATAAATCAAGCATCAATAAAACTTGACATATAGGCTATACTCGGAGCCGAAAGCGGGACTCGAACCCGCGACTTACTCATTACGAATGAGTTACTCTA